AATCAATACTACTACAAAGTGTAATACACCTTGAGTTTGACGCTCAATGCGTGTCTTTTGATGCGCACCTGAGATAGGACTTAAACTCTCTCTAAAAAGTTAGAGGAGGTGAAACCCAACGCCAAGAATTTAACTAATTAATTTATTAATTAGTTGATAAGGTAGTAAAGAGGTTCTAGAGGGATTAATTCTAGAAACAATCTTTACCAACCTTTAACCATTAATTTGGAACTCTATTCGAGGACCTACCCCCCCTCTTTTGGGAAAGGGAGATTAATGCTTCACTTTTGCACCCCGGTCTTTGACCAACCATTGCTTAGCTAAGACTTAGATTTATCTAAATTAGCAAGCTTTGTATGATTAAGAAAGCTGTATACAGCATACCAAACTAGAATTATGAAAAGTAAAATCTTTCACAATACTCGCTTGGCATCTTCCGAAAAGGAAGTTCTTGGGGTTAATGATAAGTTAAAAAGGCGTATAAAAACCCTTGAAACTTTCATTAGCGCAAAAATTAAAGATATTAATGGTCTGGTCTCCAGAAATGGAGGCCGCGGATTAATCGGTTTACTTCTAAAGTATTCTCGAGGAATCCGCCCTCGTTCTTCCAAATCTGTTGTAAAACAGGTGAGTAGGTTTGTCATTTTCATCTCGAAGATGGCACATCACTCTGGTTTAAAAGGTGTAGTTATATACCTTAAAGCTTGTCAAACAATCCTCCAACAATCCGTTGGGGGATTTCGGGTAGTAGATCTTACGGAATTAAAGGTTCGTCCATCTCGAAATCGAGCTGGAGTTCCTCTTATTATTCCTGCAGGAGTTCGGATTAAAATATCTAGAGATAGAGATATCTCTAGTATTCGGTTATGAATGACTTTATTAGGCCTTTATAGAATTTTAGAATTCCCAGGAAAATTTTCCTTGGAAACTATCACTCAAAAGGGTCCTAATTTAACGTCTTTCATGCCTGAGTGAGAATCTTTTGTTAGAAATCACTTTAAGCCTTTGCTCTTGCAACAAATAGGATCTTTTCCTTCCCTACCCAAAATTTCAATGTTTCCCATATTAAAATCCGGTCCTACGGTAATGGAACCTGGTCAAGCTTCTTCATCTGAAGTTGCTATGATCAGGGCTGCCCGAATCTATTTGAGATCCGAGCAGCTTTCCAATTACTTTATAGACATTGCTAATAATATGGGGTTTCCCGCAATCTGACAAAGGTTGAGAATGGTGTCATTAGCCCACTCTACTAAGCTAGACGGACCTATTAATGAATACGGTGATGGAGAAGATATTTTTAAAAATTTATCTTTCTTCACTCCCTATCCTAAAGGTCGTGGTTTTCTCGG